AGGCGGTGGCGTAGATCGGGGTCGTGGCGATGGCCGCCTCGACGGGGGTGGGCTGGGCTTCCATGTTCTCCTCCTCGGAGTTTTGGGTTGGTCGAGTCCATGGCCGCCATGTGGGGCGAAGTCAACCGAGTTATGGCCGACCCCACCGTCCAACTCCGTGTCCCACCCGGACTTGTCGAACACGTGCCACCCGACTTCCGACGTCGAACCGAGATCGTCGGCTACCGCGAACTCAAAGCACAGACGCCGATCGTGCGCGCACTAATTGTCGAGGACCGCCTCCACCATGTGCCCGGCAACGAGGCGCTCGCCGAACACGTCAACCGTGCCGTCATGGTCAAGACCAACGACGGCGCCCCGTTGTCCTCCCAGAAGTCGCCCGGCCCGATCGAATTGGCGCGCGCCATGGTGTGGGCGGCCGGCGCCGCGTCGATCCAACGGCGACGACCCAAGGCCGCGTTCGCCATGGGAACATGACTGGGAACGAGCCGATCATCGTGGGATAATCCGCCCATGGCACTCTTCCGAAAGAACGCCTCACCGGCGTTCGGCGCCGAGACGATCAAGGCCGCCTCGGGGAGCGCCGCACAAGTTGGCCAGTTCTTCACGTACACCGTCGGGGCGACTGAAGAACTGGTCACGCAACTCCCCACGATCCAGCGCGGCGTCCAGATGATTACGTCCGTCGCTGGTTCGTTGGGCTTCAAGCATTACACGCTCCAATGGACCGGCGAAGAGTACGAGAAGATCTACCTCGAACTTGAGCGCTGGATGATCCAGCCGGACCCCAAAGTCACCCGAAACTTCCTCCTCTCCAACACCGTCACGGACCTCATCATGAGAGGCCGAAGTTTCTGGTACGTCACGTCGAGGAGCCAAGCGACCGGCCGGCCGTTGTCGTTCACGTGGCTTCCAGCCGCAATGGTCAACACCCTCGACCAAGCCGGCCCCCAATGGTTCGGCCCGTCCAACGAGATCACGTTCAACGGCATGGAACTCGACCCACGTGAAGTCGTCCAATTCTTGTCCGGCACTCAAGGCTTGGTGTACACCGGCGCCACCGCCATGAAAACCGCGCTCCGTCTCCAGTCCGCCGCCGAACGCTTCGCCGTCAACGAGATCGCCGCCGGCTACCTCCAGCAACGCCCCTCAAGCGAACCCATGTCCGCCGAGGATCTCGGCGAACTCGCCCAAGGATGGGCGAACGCTCGACGCGTCTCCGCCGTCGGCGCCCTCAACTCCGAAGTCGAATGGCACGAATTCGACTCCGACCCTTCCAAGTTGCAACTCGTCGAAGGCCGCCAATTCCAGACGCTCGAATTGTCGCGCGCGATCGGCGTCCCCCCGTACCTCCTCGGCATCGGCGTCCCCGGATCGTTCACCTACCAGAACGCCCAGCAAGCCCGACAAGATCTCTACCTCTTCGCCGTCAAGCAATACCTCGACTGCATCCAAGAGACGTTGAGCGCCAACGACATCCTCCCAGCCGGCCGCTACATCGAATTTGACGTGCATGACTACCTTGAGGTCAACGACATGGGCGAGAATGAAGTCGAGGTCGAGGACTCGGCCGAAGTACGTGTCAATCAGGAGACCCGAGCATGATCCGCCTCACCGCCGAATTGCCGACAATTGACGCCGCCGCCGGCGACGACAAGCCGGCCACCGTCACCGGCATCGCCGTCCCGTGGTCGCCCACCACCGCCGTCGTCTCCAACGGCCAACGCGTCGCGTTCGCCCGAGGCGCGTTCGACGTCAACCAGAAGCCGGCCAAGTTGCTGGAGAACCACGACACCGGCCAACTCCGCGGAGTCGTCAACTCACTCGCCGACATGGACGAGGGCCTCGGCTTCACCGCCACGTTCGCGCGCACCAACGCCGCCGCCGACGCCATCGAACTCGTCAAAGCCGGCGCCTACGACGCCGTGTCCGTCGGCGCCGAGCCGATCGAGTCGTACTACGACAAAGAACTCAAAGCCACCGTCGTGACCAAGGCTCACCTAGCCGAGATCTCGCTGGTGGCCATGCCGGCGTTCACCGACGCCCGGATCACCGAGATCGCGGCCGCCTCCCCGGAGGAGGAGACCGCCAGCCCCGAAGAAGAACCCAACCCAACCCAAAACTCCGAGGAGGAGAACATGGAAGCCCAGCCCACCCCCGTCGAGGCGGCCATCGCCACGACCCCGATCTACGCCACCGCCGCCAAGCGTGAAGCCAAACTGCCGACCGCCGTCGAGTACCTCGCCGCCGCGATCGCCGGCGGAGACGCATGGCACCGCATGAGCGACGCCCTCAAGGCCGCCGCCCCCGACGTGGTCACCACCGACACGCCCGGCGTGTTGCCCCAGCCGATCCTCGGCCCCGTGTACAACAACTTCCGCGGCTTGCGCCCCGTCGTCGACGCCATCGGCCCGAAGGCCATGCCCGGCGGCGGCAAAGTGTTCATCCGCCCGGAGGTCACCACGCACACCTCAATGGCCGTCCAGTCCGCCGAGAACGCGGCACTCCAGTCCGGCACCTTCGTCATCTCGTCGAACCAAGTCACCAAGGGCGCCTACGGCGGCTACGTGACGATCTCCGAGCAGGACCTCGACTGGACCGACCCGGCCGTGTTGAGCCTCATCCTCGACGACATGGCGCGCATCTACGCCAACACCACGGACGACGTGGCGGCCGACGCGCTCCTCGCCGGATGCTCCCAGTCCGCCGTCCTCACCGACCCAACCTCGGCCGCCGAATGGGTGAGCGACATCTACGACGCCGCGTCGACGATCCTCACCAACTCGAACGGCAACCTGCCGACCCACCTCTTCTTGTCGCCGAACATGTTCGGCTACTTGGGCAAGTTGGTCGACACCGCCGGCCGCCCGTTGTTCCCCCAAGTCGGACCGATGAACGCGTTCGGCTCCATGTCACCCGGATCCACCGACGCCGTCGCGTTCGGTCTCCGCGTCGTCGTGGACCGCAACTTCGCGGCCGACACCGTGATCGTGGGCGACGCCTCCGGCTTCGAGATCTTCGAACAGCAGAAGGGCGCCATCAGCATCGACAACCCCTCGACGATCTCGCGCACGATCGCATGGCGCGGCTACTTCGCCACGCTCATGATCGACGCCACCAAGTTCGTCAAGTTGACCTGATCCCTAAGCACGGCAACGCAAAGGACGAGGGTCTGAGTCATGGCAACATTCACAGTCATCGAGCAAATGAGGCTTGACGACTACGCCGTGATTCAGACCCTCGAGGCCACGGACATCGGCGTCGGACAGACGTTCACGTTGGCCGGATGCGACTCGACGTTGAACGGCACACAGACCGCGTTCGCGATCCCGACCGGCCTCTTCGTCGGGGTCTCGGACGAGGGCGACCTGCAATTCAACAACGACGCGATCATCCCCAACCAGATCCTCTTTTACGACGCCGGCGACGACATCGCGCGCGCGGCCGTCATCCCCAACGGCACACTCACGTGGTCGATCTCATGCACGTGGACCACGTCGGCGCTCGTCACCGAATTCTTGGGGATCTCGGCCGCCACCGCCAACGACACCGCCTACATCGCGACATGCGTCTCGGCCGCCAATGCCTACTGCTTCCGTGCCCGGCAACAAGCCGGCTACCACGACGCACCGGCTACGGCCCCCGACTCGTCCGCCCAACTCGGTGCCACGCTCATGGCGGCAAGCCTTTACCGTGAACGTGGAAGCGTCGACTCGTTCGCATCGTTCTCCGACATGACGATCAACCAGCCGACCGGCCTCACCATGGGCCGCATCAAGCAACTGCTCGGCATCCGCCGAAGCCAGGTGGCCTAGTGTGGCCGGCTCTGGGATCTTCGTCGAGGCCACCACGGCCCTCGTCAACGCGCTCACCGCGCTCGGTCTCGCCCCGGTGCAAGACCCTCGGAACGCTCGACCCATGTCCGTGTTCGTCGAGCCGCCGTCGTTCGACAACTTCAACGCCGGCTTCGTCAACGCCGTCGCCGACCTCACGTTCACGATCCGAGTGTTGGGAGCGCCACCCGGCAACCAAGACTCGACGGACTACATCCTGACCACCGTGGACACGATCCTCAACTCCGGCGTCGTGTTCACTTCCGGCCGGCCCACCGTGGCCGTCGTCGGAACCCAAGAACTGCCGGCATACGACCTCACCGTGAGAATGAGCGCTCGACGCTCCTGAACAGAAAGACACAAACATGGCCACCACCACATTCCTCGGGAACGCCACGATCAACTTGACCGTCGGCGCAACCACAACCGACTTGACCGACAACTGCTCCAAGTGCGAGATCAGCCTCACCAAGGAAGCGCTCGAGACGACCGCGTTCGGCGGCACCGCGCGAGTGTTCACCGCCGGCCTCGAGAACAACGAAGTGACCCTCACGTTGTTCAACTCGTACGGCGCCGGCGAAGTCGAGGCGATCCTGTACTCGGCTTGGGGCACCGCGGCGACGCTCGTGATCTCGCCATCCGGCACCACCGAATCCGCCTCAAACCCCGAGTACACGATCACCAACTGCTACTTGGAGAAGATCACCCCGATCCAGTCGGCCGTCGGCGAACTCTCGGTCGTCGAGGCGCTGTTCAAGGGCGGCTCCTCGGCGCGCGACATCACCAACCCGTGATCTAGTACCCTCCAGTCACCAACAACCGACGGAGGACAACGATGCAACTAACGCTCAAGGTAGACCAAGGACAAGGTGAATACGAGGTCAAGACGAACCTCTACGTCATCGTCACATGGGAACGCAAGTTCAAGCGCAAGGCATCCGACATCCAGTCCGCCGGCATCGGCATGGAGGACTTGGCGTTCATGGCGTACGAGGCAAGCAAGCAAGCCGGCGTCACGATCCCAGCCATGTTTGACGACTTCATCAAGCGCCTCGTCACGCTTGAAGTCGTGGAAAGCGAGACAGCAAACCCTACCGGGGAGGCTTCCGGCGACAACTAGCACAAGTGTGCGCCGTCACCGGGTACTGGCCTCCCCACATACCATTCGACATTGACGACCTAGCCACAGTCGTCGAGGCAATCAACGAGGACAGAAAAGGAGGACCGAAGTGAGCGTCACCACGAATCTGGACACCTACGGCCTCCAGCAAGCCCTCAAGAACCTCCAGAAGATTGACCCAGCCGCGCGTCGTGCGCTTCTCAAGGACATCAAGAAAGCCGCCGAACCATTGGTCACGACGATCAACAACCGAGTGCCCGGCACCGCCCCGTTGTCCGGCATGCGCAACGACGGCCGGACCGGCTGGAAGAACGTCAAGAAAGTCGTCATCAACCTCAACACGCGTAAACCTCGGAGCCGTGTGGGCCAGCCCGGCGTCGAGCAAGTGTCGGTCGTGCGCGTCGTCACCAAGGGCGCCCCGGTCGCGATCGCCGACATGGCCGGCAAAGCCGGAGGCACCCAGTCACGCGCGGCCGTCGAACGCCGCCGACCCAACTTCGCGTCCGCGCTCGGCTCACGTCTCGGCGACGCGTCGAGATTCATGTGGCGTGACGTCGACACCCTCCAAGCCGAAGCCGAACGTGCCCTCAAGCCGATCATCGACAAGGTGATGGCCGACTCCCAAAAGGACTTTCGCTAGTGGCCATCTCCCTCCCTCTCGTCTCCGAATGGAACCCGTCCGGCATCAACAAAGCGATCGCCGACTTCAAAAAGTTGGAGACCAACGGCGAGAAAGCCGCGTTCGCCATCAAGAAGGCCGCCCTCCCAGCCGCCGCCGCATTAGGTGGCCTCGCCGTCGCCGGCTTCTCCGCCGTCAAAGCGTTCGCCGAGGACGACGCGGCCGCCCAGAAACTTGCCACCACGATCACCAACGTCACCGGGGCGACCGACAAGCAGATTGCATCCGTCGAGGACTTCATCTCCAAAACGTCAATCGCGGCCGCTGTTTCCGACGACCAACTTCGACCAGCCCTCGACTCGCTGGTGCGCGGCACCGGCGACGTGGCGGAAGCGCAAGATCTCCTCGGCTTGGCGCTCGACATCTCGGCCGGCACCGGCAAAGACCTCGCAACCGTCTCCGACGCCCTCGCCAAAGCGTACAACGGCAACTTCAAAGCGCTCAAAGCGCTCGACCCGGCACTCGCCAAAATCATCGAAAAAGGCGGCGACGCCGACATCCTGTTCGGCAACCTCGCCTCCACCTTCAAAAATCAAGCCTCGACGGCGGCGAACACGACCTCCGGCAAGTTCAAGAGCATGTCCATCGCCCTCGAAGAAACCAAAGAGTCGATCGGCGCGGCCCTCCTCCCGATCGTCGAGAAACTCCTCCCGAAACTCCAGTCGCTCGGAAACTTTGTCCGCGACAACACGGGCCTCATCGTGACGCTCGGCATTGTGATCGGCACACTCGCCGGCGCCATCCTTGCGATCAACGCCGGCCTCACGATCTACAACACGATCCAAGCCGTCACGGCCGCGCTCAACACGGCGCTCACCGTCTCATTCTCGGCGCTCTGGGTCGCCACCGGCGCCGTCGTCATCCTCGGCATCGTTGCCGCCCTCATCGCCCTCCAAGCCAAGTTCGACATCTTCGGCAAGACGATCGAGTTTCTCAAAGGCGCGTTCCGACTTTGGTGGGAGACCGTCAAGACCGTCCTCGGCGGCGTCGTCGGCGCGTTCTCAACGGCATTCGAGTCCATCCGAATGATGGCCAGCACCATCTTCGACGGCCTCGTCGGAGCGTTCAAGACCGCGGTCAACGGCGTCCTCGGCGCCATCGAATGGGGCCTCAACTTTGCCATCAAAGGACTCAACAAAGCGCTCGACGCCATCGACTTCGCCGCCGGCCCGTTCATCAACTTTGGCTCCATTCCCGAAGTCAAGTTGCCCCGGCTTGCCGAGGGCGGCATTGTCACCGGCCCCACCATCGCCATGATCGGCGAAGCCGGCCCCGAGGCCGTGATCCCGTTGAACAAGGCCGGCATGATGGGCGGCGACACGTTCAACATCTACATGCCGGCCGGATCCAACGGCGACGAACTAGTACGTACCCTCCAGCGTCACGCTCGACGCAACGGCAACGTGCCCCTAGCAACCACCACCGCGGTCCGCCGATGATCGCCACACCGACAGTCACGCTCTTCAACAACTCGACTTCGTACAACCTCACCTCGAGGACGTACGGCGCTTCCTGCAACACCGAGTGTCGACCCGGAGAGTTCGGACGTGGGTCGGCGTCGTTCGACTTCTACAACAACGACGGCGCCATGACACCCGGAGGCGGAGGCACCTACTCGTCAATCGACTGGTTCGCCATGGCGATCAAGATCACGTTCTCCACCTCCCAAGGCTCCGGCACGTGCTTCGCTGGGATCATCACCGACTTCGAGTTGATCGACGACGGCCGCAACTCGTACGTCCGAATTTCCGCCGTCGACGCGTTCACCATCGGAGGATCCACCGCCACCACCGTCAACACCGGAGCGACCATCGTGGCCGGCACCACGACCTACTGGATTGACTCGTTCTACAACGGCAACTCGTCGTACATCAACTCGGTCGGCATGCCCAAGTTGGGCGCCTCAAGCGCCACCGCCTCCGGTGACAACATCGGCCTCTACTCGGCCGGTCTCGCCACGAAAAACTGGTCCGCAACCGGACGTGCGTCCGACTTCGTCAACAACACGATCATGCCGGCCGGACCCAACTTTGCTTGGCCGACCGACATCTCAACCGGCGCCGCCGTCACCTACAACTACAACGCCGTTGACCTCTACCCTCTTCTCTTCGGCACGGCAGTCGGCTTCACATTCGCCCAAAACCCCACGACCGGCGAGTTGCCCATCCTTGACTTGGTCCGCGAGTTCAACACCGACGACCTCCTCAACGACTGCACCGTCACCACGATCCCGATCATCTCCGACGGAACGACCTACACCGACACCGAATCCAATCTCACAAGTCAAGGCCTCTACGGAAGCCGTACCATCACCATCTCGGCCCTCATGCCCGGATCCGTGACCGGCGCCAACTCCCAAGCACCGGGCACCGTCAACACGTCGGCCGGCACGGTCGCCCAACGGTGGGCGAACACCTACTCGGCCGTCGAGTTCGTGACCATGAGCCTCGCCGTCACCGACTCGAGCATCACCGGCAACGCCAACAATTCCTCGAGCATCCTCCTCTACAAGAACCTCCTTGACGTGTCGAGTGCGCTACTTCAACTAGCGCTCGTTCAGTACACTCCGACTGGATCGGCCTCCGAGCAGACCGACACTTTGATCACCATCGGACGCGAGATCCAGTTCAGCACCTCAGACATTCGAGTCAACGTCAAGTTCATGGTGGCGGACCGCTCGGCGTTCATCGTCAACAACAACCAACTCGGCGTACTCGACCAAAACCGACTCGGCTAGGAGCAACATGGCAACCCAGTACACGGCAGGATTATCGAGCGGACAAGTGTTGACGGCCGCCACGATGAACAGCATCGGGGCAACTGGCAACTCGTACACGCCAGCATGGACCGCCTCGACGACGAACCCAGTCATCGGAAACGGAAGCATCTCTGGCAACTACCAGCAAATCAACAAATGGGTCGTCGGTCAGATCTTCATCATCTGCGGGTCCACGACGACGTACGGGAGCGGCTTTTACCGCTTCAGTGTCCCGGTCAACATCAGCGTGAACGCCTCCACAATGGCCTATCTTCAACTCCTCGACGGGTCGGCAGGATACTCCGCGTACATCGGCATGGGGATCCCCGTGATTTCTGGTGGCAACACCATTGAGTTCCGAACGCACGGCGCAGGTACGTTCACGCCGACAGTACCGATCACGATGGCGAACACTGACCAGATTCGCATCCAGTTCATTTACGAGGCGGCCTGACCATGATCTACGACCTGACATCAACACTCGACCCTGAGGAAATTCCGACCGACTGGTTCCTGGAGCGTATGCGAGTACACCGCGACCGCCTTCTCGCCGAGTCCGACTGGACCCAACTCGAGGACGCACCCGTCAACCGCCAAGCATGGGCCGACTACCGGCAAGCCCTCCGCGACTTCCCGGCAACATGGAAGCCCGGCCCCACCGTCACGTTCCCGGACAAGCCGTGAAACTGCCCGTTGCCATCGTCGCCATGACCGCCGCCCTGATCTGGTGGATCTTCGCATGAGCGTCAACCCGTCCAAAGCCCTCATCGCGCTTGTGGCCCTGATCTGCATGACCGTCCTCCTTGCCGTGGACGCGATCGAGACCGACCAAGGTCTCCCGATCATCACGATGATTACCGGCTACTCGGTCGGCAACGGCATGGCCGCGCTCACCGGCAAGCCCGTCGACCCCATCATCAAGAAGAAGGACCCCAAGTGATCTCCACCACCACCACCGTCACCTCGACACGCGTCAAGATCATCTCCGCCGCCGTCAACGAGCCGCGCACCGTGATCGTCCGGCCGGTCGGCAACGACCTCTACATCGGCGGCGCGGACGTGACCACCGACAACGGCCTCGTCATCTCCAACAACACGAACTTCACCGTGCAGATCCCCCAAGGGGAAGAATTGTGGGCCGTGGTCTCTTCTGGGAATCATTCGGTGACCGTCCTCACGTGGGCCGTCGAGACCGTATGACCGTCGGCAACGTGTTCAAGTCATGGAACCGAGGGCTAACACCCGGAGCGCCCTATGACCGACCCAGCCCGAACCTTGAGGCGCTCCGCGCCCACCTCACCGGCCGGTGGAGTCTCAAGCATCTCGGCACCTACAACGTCCGGCCGGTACGCGGTGGCACCGCATGGTCCTCGCATGCGTTCGGCGCGGCCGTCGACCTCGGCTTCGGTGCCCGGCACGGTGGCCCCGGCATCGCCGTCCTTGAGGCCGAGATCCTCCCATGGCTTATTGACAACTCCGCCGAGTTGGGAATCCAAAGGATCCACCACTACCAGCGGAGCCGCTACTGGGAAGCCGGCCGAGGATGGATTTACAAGTCGCCCGGCGCCGGCAACGACTGGATCCACATCGAGACCACCCGTGAGGCATGGGCGGACGCTCGACCAGTCTCGGAGAGGCTTCTAGGATTGTCTCCCAGCCCCTCCACGGCGCCGACGGCACCGACACCGCCCAAATACCCCGGACGGCCCGTCAAGCGCGGCTCAACCGGCTTGAACGTCCGCCGCATTCAACTCCGCCTCCACCTCACCGCCGACGGCAAGTTCGGCCGCCAGACCGAGGCGGCCATCCGCGCATGGCAGACCTCGAACGCCCTCCAGCCGGACGGCGTCGTCGGCACGATCACGTGGGCACGAATGTTCGGTGCGTGACATCCCGACGCCAATTCGGTAAACCAACACTCGTCCCAGACCCCGACCTAGGAGACCTCATGCGAATCAGACCCCACGACCTTGCCATTCTCGGCTTCATGCTCATCATGACGTTGATCGCCGGCAACGAGATCCTCCACCGCATCGTCGAGGACGACACGCCCCAAATCTCACCGGCGATCGTCACCGAACCGACACCGCGGACCGTCGTCATCACGCCCGTTCCCTCCACGCCGACCTCGACAACCACGACGACGACCGCGCACGACGCCATGCCAGCCGACCTTGACGCGCCCGCCCTACCGGCGGACCCGCCACGCCAAGAATGGGCCCCCCCCCCC